TTCAACATTCGATCCAGAGGCATCTACGTTTACTACTACATTAGTAGAACCACCAAGAGCATGATTAGGTGTAATCATTCCTGATACTGCTGGTGTAAATACTTCTGGCCCTTTTTCTCCTACAACAAAACTACGACCTCCCTTTACTGGCCCACCTTCTGCCTTAAATATTTTACCTAATATGCCTCCACCACCTCTTTCAAATTGTCCTCCTACATTTCCAAAAATTGCCATATTTAATGCAGCATCAGCTAATTTATTTAATACATTTTTTAATACGTTATTTAAGGTTTCTGTTCCCTGTATTAAACCTTTAATTCCATTACCTATATCTTGAGCAATAATATTTGATAATTCTCTAAATGGATTTGCTAATGTTTTTGCGTTTTCTACGATTTGTTCCTGTAAATTTTTCTGAGCTTTTAATTTTTCAATTTTCTGTGCCAGTTCATCTGTACTTAATTTTTCATTTTCAGCTTGTACTATTTTTAATTCTGCTGTAATCCTTTCTAATTCAAAACTTTCTTTCATTACGTTTAACTTTTCACTGCTTGTTGTTAGCCTAAGTTTTTCTATCTCTAAAGCATTTTTTAAAGGCTTTATTTCTTTATTAAATATAAGCTCATTTGCAGCAGCATCTATATCCTGTAGATTTGAAGGTAAATTAGTTTTTCCTTTACCACCTTTAGTTTTTTCTAACCTTAACTTCTTTTGAGGTAATGATTCTTTAAACGGACTTAATGCTCCTCCTGGATTTAAAAAATTAAACCCTCTGCCCATAAAGAATTTTGCTAATCCTTCCAAAGGAAGTTTATTCAGTAACGCAACTGCTGGACCTAAAATATCAGACACTATAAATCCTACTTTTAAACCCAAGTCAGCCATTCCTTTATTAAATTCCTCTAACTCTTTTGTTGCTGCTTTAACTTCTTCAGGAGTTTTGCCCGTTCTTTCTGCAAATTCTTCAATAAGAATTGAAGCAGCAGTTGATGTCATTCCTAATTTTTCAAGTTTTTTAATTAAATCACCTGTAGGTGTATTAGTTAATGATAATTTTTCAGTCAGTAGTTGTAAATTTTGTGTTGGTTTTCGTAAAGCGTTTCCTAACTCTCTTACAGAGTTGAGGGTATTAGATATAGATTGAACTGCTGCTGTAGCTGCGATACCTCCTGCAAAACCACCCATTGTTCCGAACATTCCACCTACACCACCACCAAGTCCACCAGCAGCAGCACCGATAGGACCTTGACCAAATAGTAAGGGAAAACCACCACTTATCAACGCACTTTGTAGGTCAAATCTTCTACCTAAATTTGTAAACGTATTAACACTAGATCCTGCTGGCCCTTGCATTAACTTTCCTGTTCTTCTATCAAAATTAAGAGCCATACTTGTTGGACCCATAGCTGGACCCTGCATAGGTTGTTGAGGACCGTACTGAGCAGCACTAAATCCTGTCTGTCCTGTCTTAAATCTTTGCGTTACTGTCTTAGTTATACTTTTTTCTGCTTCCAGTATCTTTTGTTTAGTCTTTAATTCGTTTTCAGCTAAAAGAATACTTTGCTTAGCTAAATCAAACTCAAATTTATCTGCTTTAACTTTAGCTTTATCTAATTTAGCTTCTATAGTATCTATTTTTAAACCTTTTTTACTTATACCTAAAGCCTTTATCTCAAGACCTAAAGCTCTATTTTTTAGTCCTAAAGATGTATTTATCAGCTTTAATTCTTTTTCCGTTTCTGATAATTTATTTTTAGATCCTTTGGACTGTGCTTTATTAAGGTTATTTATATCTGTGCGTATATCTTTTAAATCTTTTCTAACTTTTGAGGTGTTTAATCTTATATTTACGCTATATTCAGATGCCACTGATTTAAACTAAATTACAGATACTAAAAGTTTAGCGTACTTTACGATATTGAGCCTGTCTTTTTGCTTTTTCGTAGGCTTCTTCTTCACGCTCGGCTTTAAGTGTAAAGTAAGCGTTCCAAGCAAACAATTCTTGTATAGACATTTTTTGTGTTAGCTCTTTATGTGTATAGCCTAGTTTTTCAGCTACAAAAAACTGTAAATAAATTAAATTATCTTTCTTAAGATTTGCTTTTTACGGCATCGGGGCTTTCCTCCGTACCCATCTCTTGCATTTTTTGCATAACATCTACCAATACAGATAAGGGTATTTCTCTCCTTAATATAGGTACATCACCTGATGAGAACATTTTTGCCCCTGACTCATCTTCGGCTTTTGCAATAATAACTTGCAAAGCAAAATCAAGACTTCCCTCCTGTTGCCCTTTATTCATAGCCATTAGTGTGTTATTTATAGTGTCTCGATCTGCTATTGTGATAGGCGACCAAAATATTTTTAACACTAATTCTTCCCCTTTAAAAATGGAATAGCTACTACGCTCTTCAACACTGAAAGCTTTTTTCAGTTTGTCGATTGCTCTTTCTGGTGACATAAAAAATTAAATCTATTCTTGTAGTATATATCAAACTTTAATTTAAAGCACCAAATTTACCATAAGTACGCTTTGTCTTGAACCCCACCAATTTAAAACCTTTATCTATATCTGCTGTAAGAAAATCATTTAACAGATAAACTTGATACCAGTTAGGCACATTAGGTTTAGGTGTTGTTCTTGCTTTTCTTCTGTTTCCCTTTGCTTTAAATAAATCCTCATACATTTGCCCTGGTTCATAAGGACTTTCCATCCTGTTAATTACAAACCCTGCATACTCAGCCTCATTACCGATGTAAAGAGATTTAGATAATGAAGTTAGGATTATAGGACTCTTTGTAGGCATACGTCTTGCCCTTCTTTTCCTAAAGAAACTCTTATCATCTACATTTCCCCGTCTAGGCTTACTTGCCGTTATTGGTGCACCCTTTATTTGCCATGAAGTGTTAAATGTTCCCGTAAACCACGGGCTTCTATCCTGTAAGGATGTGTGTATCTTTGCTGCTGCTTCAGCTTTTGCCTTTACAAGCAATACTGCTAAGTCACCAGGTAAATGTTTTAGATCCTTTACTTTACGCATTTGCTGTAAAACTACAATTTACGACACTCATAAAGTGGCTTTGATCTTCGCTGACAACTGATGACGGTCCAGCTATTTCGCTTACTCTTGGTGAAACAGAGAAAGTATCTATATAATTTGCTGCGTTTACTGAAGTCATACCATCTATTACTAACTCCGCTATTGCGGAAGCCACCGCACTTCCTTTGTTAGATGGTGTCATAACTGCACATCTAATAGAACCTGAATAATAAGTAATCGCTGCACCTTGAGGTTGTGTAGTAGATTGCTCAAAATCAATATTTACCATTACATACTTTTTGTTTAAACCTGGAGTGTTGAATGGTGTGTTATCAAAAACCACCGTTACGGTTGGGTCAGCATTAGCTACTGCATCTTTTATTGCTGTTTCAAACGCTGCTCTTGCTTTTACTAAAGTCATTAGAAAATTATATCAATACGGAACAGGTATTCCTGTCCTCCTTTAAGTGTACGAATATCTGTTATCTTTGCTCCTCTAGTCGATCCAGAAAATGTAAGAGTTATCTCATCTTGCAGTAAGGGTTGGTTATCACCTATTAAATCTGGTGTTATGTATAATCGTGCAATATTTTCTTGAAATCCTGCTTCTTCAGTAGACTGTATAAATTCTATAGGAACTTTTATTGTATAGCTGGTATCGACTGTTATGTACTCACCTGTGTCTGAGTTATAGCTAGATACACCCTTTCGTGTGTAGAGAATTGAGGTGTCTAATGAGTTCCCAAGTTGAGACACCACCTGTTTAGCTATTTGTTTAAATGCTGAGTCTAACTGTCCTGCCATTATCCTCGTACCGCCCTAAGTTGAAAAGCTCCTGATCCACCTATCATGTATGCTCCAAGATAACTTTGTAACCAAGGGTAAACATCCATAATATTATTTACTGCTCCTGATCCCTGACTATCAGTATTGTACTTAACCTCTATATCACCTAGCTTTACTTCACTAAAATTACCATCTTTACCAGTTGTGTCTGTTATAGCTCCTGTATCATTTGCTAGTGCTCTTGCCAACTCAAACTGTGCGTATTTAATATTTTGAGGAATAGTGGAACAAGAAAGCTCTACTCCGTCTACCTGATAATTATTTCTTGGAAATTTTAATGCCTGACCAGAATCGCACCTATCCCCGTAAAAAACTAATGTATCTATCCATCGAGTAG